CGGTGTCCTGATTGCAAAGAATTGGGATACCATCAAAGAAGGCGCGGTGAATCTGTGGAATACCATCAAAGAAAAGTTCGATGCAATAAAGAAATCGATAACAGATGCCTTTGACGGCGCGAAGAAGACCGTAACGGACACTTGGGATTCAATCAAGAAAACCGTTTCGGATGGTATTGAGAAAATCAAGGGCCTTGTCAATTTCAAGTGGGAATTGCCAAAGCTTAAAATGCCGCACTTCAGCATCACGGGTTCGTTTAGCCTGAACCCACCGAGCGTGCCACACCTTGACATCGAATGGTATGCAAAAGCAATGAAAAACGGTGTGATTCTTCGAAGCCCGACCATATTCGGTGCGGCGAACGGCAACTTTTTGGGCGGCGGCGAAGCTGGGCCCGAAGTTGTTGTTGGCGCATCAAGCCTTTTTGACATGATACGCGGTGCCGTGGCATCGACTACGAACAACTACGGCAACAATAACGTGTACGTGTACGGCGCACCGGGTCAGGACGTTCACGAACTGGCGCGTGAGATTGCAACCATCATCAACGCCGATATTCAAGCGGAAGGGGCGGTTTGGTAAACATGGAACATTATTTCATATTTAACGGGCGCAGTTCTGCCGACTTTGGCGTTTGGATCAGTGGCGGCGGTACATACAACGCCCCAGCGCGTGACGTATCAACAGAGGTGGTGCCAGGGCGTAACGGCGTTATAACGTTCGACAACGGGCGTTTTGAAAATACGCAACTAACTTACCCGGCATTCATTTCGAAGCGCTTTAAAACCCGTGTGGATGCCTTCAGGGCATTTTTATCTTCACAACGTGGCTATTGCCGTCTTGAAGATACTTACCACCCGGACGAATTCAGACTAGCGCAATTTAACGGTGGTTTAGAGGTCAGCACAACAGCGCGAAACCTTGCCGGGTCGTTCGACATCACGTTTGATTGCAAGCCCCAGCGGTTTTTAAAAAGCGGTGAAACAATGAAGGCTTACGCTTCCGGCGCGGTGCTGCACAACCCCACGCATTTCGATGCGTTGCCGGTGATTGTATGCGACGGAAACGGCACGATAACGCTGAACGGCACAACAATCACCATTGCCGACAATGACGGGGCAATTTGCATCGACTGTGACATACAAGACGCTTTTCTTGGTGACGAAAACAAGAACGGAAAGATTACTTCAGAGTTTCCGAAGCTTTCGCCGGGTGACAATGTGCTTGAATATGACGGCGTGACCAATTTGCGAATCATGCCACGGTGGTGGACGATATGATACCGATTCTATTTGACGCGAGTGCAACCGATTTCAGCACTAACGGCATCGGACGCTTAAACTGCATATCTTGCACCGTTCGGGAAGAATTAAACGGGCTTTATGAACTTGATATGGAATACCCGGCAACGGGGCCACGCTTCAACGACTTGGTTGTGTCAAACATCATTCTTGCCAAGCCTTATGATGGAGCAGACCCCGAACCGTTCCGAATCTACGCAGTAAGCAAGGAAATGCACGGGCGTGTTACGGTGTCGGCGCGGCATATCAGCTATCAATTGAACTGGATACCAGTGACCCCATTCAATTACAGTTCGCTTGCCGATTGCCTTGCAAAGTTGAAATCAAACAGCGTTTATTCAAACCCGTTCACGTTTTGGACGGACAAAGAGGTTACAACGGGCGGCGCATTCACCGAGCCTTTGCCGTGCCGTTCAATGTTGGGCGGTGTTCAAGGGTCGGTGCTTCAGCGCTACGGCGGTGATTATGAATGGAACGGGTACACGGTCAAGCTTTGGAAAAGACGCGGCGAAGATAACGGCGTTCGGATAGCGTACGGCAAGAACCTGATAAACGCCACGCAAGAAACGAACATTGAAAACACATACACGGGTATTGCTCCGTACTACATCAACAGTGACACCGAAGAAGTAACAATGCTTCCAGAGCGTTACATATTAGCAAGCACGGCGCAAAACTTCCCGTTTTTAAGAATCCAAGCGGTTGACTTTTCAAGTGAGTTCGAAGAAATCCCGACCGCCGCCCAGCTTCGCGAACGGGCACAACAATACATCGTTGCAAACAACATCGGTCACCCTTCGGTGAACGTTGAAGTTTCCTTTGTGGCGCTATGGCAAACGAACGAATATGCCAACATTGCACCGCTTGAACGTGTCAAGCTTGGGGACACCGTGACGGTTTACTTTGAAAAGCTTGGAATCAACGAACAAGCCCGTGTTGTTGCCTACGAATACAATTCTCTCCAGGAACGCTATAACGATATTACAATAGGCGACCTGAAAAGCAGCCTTGCCAAAACGTTCGTTGAACAAGGCCACATCATTGAGGAAACCGCGAACAGCATCACAGATGAGGTGCGAAAAGGCACAAGCTGGTTGACACGTGGTGACGGCTACGTTGTTGCGGTCAAAAACACTGATGGTTCATGGAAGGAACTCCTTTTTCTTGATACGCCGTCAATTCAGACAGCAAGAAAAGTTTTGCGTATCAATGAAAACGGCATAGGATTTTCTGACAATGGTGTAAACGGGAACTATGCACAGTCGTGGACGCTTGACGGCGTGCTTTCGCTTGGCGGTTTAAACAACGCTTATGGTTCACTTCAATTACTGGATGCAAACGCAAGGACAACCGCCGAATTCAGCAACCAAGGCATTTGGCTTGATGAATATGGCAGAAGCGGTCAGCGTGTAAGTTCGGCTTACGTTTACGGTGATGGCATAATGGTAAGCACTGCCGGTTCGAATGAATCAACCGACCTTGCCGCCGGTCAAATCATGGTTTCTGATGATGACGGGAACACAACTTCGATAAACGGCGAAGAAGTCGGCACCAACAATGTTAATTATAAAACGTTGAACGGCTATGAATGTTTTAACGGCACGTTTACGTTTTCCGACGGTTCTGTGTTCACCATTCGCCGTGGCGCAATTACAAACATCGAAGAAGGAAGCGGCGGCAGCGATCTTGATGAAATCAGGCAAGCAATTGCCGACCTTCAAGAGCAAATCAATGACATGAGCGGCGGCGGTTCTGAAGGTGGCGGCGTGAGCCGAACCATTACGATTGACCCGACTTCTAGCACAGACCTTGAGTTTGAAAACGGCAGACTGGTCGATTATGACCAAAGCCCTTATTAAGTGAGGTAAGACATGACCACACAAATAATCAGATTGAACATGATACCGGGCGGCGTGATGCCGGTGGTGTATGCGTCACAGTATGACAACCAAACGAATGCACTGATATTTGAGTTGTACAACGGTGACGAACCTTTCGATGTCCCTTCCGGGGCGGCGGTGCTTATCAACGGCACCAAGCCACCCGTTGACGGACAACTGACGGGCTTTTCTTATTCGGCTGCAAGCATCAGCGGAAACCGCGTTGTCTGCAACGTAACACAGCAAATGACAGCGGTGCCGGGCAATGTACTGTGTGAACTGCGCGTAAGAACCGCAACGCAAATCATTGGTTCTGTGAATTTCGTCTTGATGGTCGAACGTTCAGCCCTGAACGATGACACGGTGCTTTCGGAAACGCAAATACCGCTTATCGAACAAGCGATTGACATTGCGGCGAATCTTGCCGACTACATTGACACAGCCGTGCAAAGTGCGGAAACCGCGACAGATGCCGCAGAGACAGCGACAGCGGCGGCACAGCGGTCGGAAGTCATCAACACGAATGTCGAAGGCATTTACGGTCAATTGACGGCGGCAACGGCGGCGGCAAATGCGGCGGCCCAAGCGGCAAACGCTGCGGCTGACACGTTGGAAGACTTGAGCGCCACGGCAACAACGCTGGCGGCTGGATCGAGCGCAACGGCAAGCTATGACCCGTCAACCGGCGTGATGTCGTTCGGCATCCCGAAGGGTGACAAGGGTGACAGCGGTATTACAACGCCGCTGACCGGCTTTTTCACCATGTGGGTTGATTCTAACGGTGATTTATATGCGGCATCACAAACAGACTTGTCAGATGCTTTTAGTTACGATTCAACAACGGGAAACCTTTATTATTTGACAGAGGATGGTAATTGATATGGCAGTTGTTCAAACTTTAATCGGTAACGTAAAAGGCCCCCAGGGTGAAACCGGCGCAACTGGCGCAACTGGCGCGAAGGGCGACGCGGCAACCATCACTGTTGGTTCCGTTTCTACAACCGCATACGGCAACGCGGCAAGGGTCGAAAATGTAGGCACCGAAAACGATGCCATTTTGAATTTCACGATTCCACAAGGCGCACCCGGTCAGAGAACCACGACAATGAGCGGTCTGACACTGGACACCGTGACCACAAGCGCGGAAGAATTTCCCGTTCCGGCAGTCGGTGAAAACGGCGCGACTGTTTGGGGAAAGGTCATCAAGTGGTTTGCGGATGGTCTGGCGGCGATCAGGTCGAAGTTGGATGCAAACAAGGTTGTCAACAGCCAAGCGGTCACCGAAGCCGGTTACGCTCTGGACGCACAGCAAGCAAACCCGAATGTGAGCGGTTCACTTGCCGCACAAATCAGTGAGTTAAATGACTCTTTAACAGCCAAAGCGTATTCTGCGAGCTATAGCATTTCTGTTAATAGCAACAATGGATTGTACGCATATAGAGTCGGAAATCTTGCAGTTGTCGGTGGCTTTTTTAATCCTACGAACGAAATTTCAGCCAACCAAATGATTGCACAAGTGTCAAATTACAGCGGTATTTCCCAAGCGTTTGACACAGTTCTTTCTTCATCAAGTAAACTATCGAGGATTACACTACGAACGAACGGCAGGATTGATTGTGAAGCTACTCTTCCTGCTAACCAGTTCTATTCATTTACGCTTGTTGCGGTAGTGGCGTAAATAGCTATTTAACCAACTTACACGCGCAACGCACGCACGCGTTGAAACCAACGCAAAAAACGCATCCAACGCATTGAAAACGTTGGAAATCGTTAAAATCAGTTAAAAAAATGTAACCCGTCAACCATATTTCTTCTATTAAAAGAGGTAATCAAAATGGATGAATTAAAGCTTTTTGATGGTAAGCGCATCCCGATCAATGAGGGTGCCAGTCTTGGGCACATCGAATGCGTCGTGCCGAACGAAGCCGAAGCCCTGAACGTGTGTGAGTGGCTCACACCCGAAAACTGTACGCATCTTGAGTTTCTTCATGATGGCATGATGATTGGAAGTTATGACAACACCGTGTTTGAAACGCTGCCGAGTCGCACCACCCTTGAGGATGAAACGGTGATGGTTGCCTTTGGCTTCCGGCAGAAATCCGACCTTGAAGTTCGTGTTGATGTCCATGACGATGAAATCACAGAACTTCAGGAAGTTATTGCGGAAAGTGAGGTGTAAGCCATGACGAATGCAAGGGCAAAGGTGTGGGCTAGACTCATTCACAAAGGACAGCGCACTATTGAAGACGTTGCCGAAGCCGACCGGGCTGACGTGCGT